TTATGACGTTGTTCCAAATAAAATATCTAGAGAGTATTGTATTTATTTTGAATTTGAACTTTGTGGATTTAACGAAATTGCTAATTCAAATACAATAAACACAATTGATCAATTAGAAACACTAACTGAATTGCTAACAAAATACAAATAAAAAAATGAAAATCGAATTAACAAAATCGCAAATTAGCTATTTAAAAAGTTTAGATAGCAAAAAGAAGAAACGTAAATTTTTACTTGACTGCTTGGTTGAGAATGTTTGCGTAGAAGAAACACAAAGTCCAAAACCCAACTACTCTCCCGAAGAAATAGAATTAGTAAAACACAATATTAATCAAAGAGAAGTTTCTGAGCAAGGTAGCGAATTACTGAAATTTGATATGTTGGAGAAAGATGTTGAAGTAGATTTTTTATGTGAAATTCAAAACTATCTAGAATCTAAATCTATTATTTTAGAAATAAATGAAATTCATGATTTAGAAAAAATATTTTTAAAATATCACAAAAACGCCAATTAAATTATGGAAATACAAGTAATAGAACCAATCCTAGTTTTACCAAGTGGACAAGAAGTAATAATTAAATAACAACAAAAAACCCTCTTAATTGAGGGTTTCTTTTTTATCTTTCCTTGCGTTCAGGTCTTTCTTTTCTTTCGGGTCTTTCTGATTGACTTGATTGTTTTATAGTAGGATTGCCAAATTCGTCTAAATCAGGTTGGTTTTTAATTTTCGATTCATTACCATATACATTAGGATTCACTCCAAAAGCAGCTTGTAACATCACTAAATCTCCAAATATATTAGGTTGTTCTTCTAAAACTTCTGAACCGGTAGTATAGATAATAGGTGCAACATCTGTCATGTATTTAAAGAAACTAAAATCTTCTCCCCAACTATCTTCTCTGAATTTTTTACCTTCAAATTCTTTAAACAAAGGCTTACCATCTTTGTCTAACTTCTGAATTTTGACATGATTAGTACCAAAATGTTTAATAGCACCTTTAACTTTTACTTGTGTACCACATGATCTTGGAATTGCCTTGACTCTTAAGCCTTCGATTTGTTCTTGTTCCATTAACTGAACCATTTTTTTTCTTTCTAATAAAATTAAGTTTATAAGAACAGGCTAGCAAAATTACTAGCCCGTTACCATTTCAAAATTTACTGATTAAGCAGTAATAATGTCAGCAAATACACACACAGCTTCTGGGTGTTTTAATACCAGGTCTGTATCTTGAATTGCGCTGATTTTCAATCTAAAGTCGCTAGAATATGTATATGGGTCGATGATAATATCGATACCACCCCAATTACCGATCACTACATTTGTAGGCTCTAACGCGATTGCTTTTGACAATGTCGCAACCGTACTTCCCTTAGTTATATTTGATGGTAACATATTAGTGATAAATGTTTCCATGCCAGCCACTCTACCAGTTTGTTCATCAAGTAAATAATGATCTAAGGCAGTAACTTTTGGAGTAATTGCCAATGCGTATTCTGTTGCTGCGTTGATAATTAATTTAATAACACCTTGGATATTGTCGATTCTCAGTTCCTTTTTCATCTGGTTCATCAACGCCCAAGTTGGTGCATCACCATTTGCTGATGGGCTGATTGAGTTGATACTAGACTGTGTTAAGATACCGGTGATTTGATTACTAGAGCCAGTACCGTTGAAATATTTACTTGCTTTATCGTTATTCAAAGAAGTAATTAAGTCAAACAACATAAAGGCGTCAGCGTCAACCGCTAATTGCATTCTAGCCTCACGAGATGAAATGGATTGACCATGAACGGCTTTAGCGCTCATTGCAATCAAATCATAAGCGGCAGTTGATTCTGCGGTGCTTCCATTTTCAGCAACCCAACCAACAGTGGCGGCGCTTGTTTTTCTTGGAATGTTATAAAGGCCACGCAAACCATTGATAACAGTAAAACCTAATTGAGAAGTAATATCAGTATTGCGTAATACATCAACAAACATGTCTGTTAATAAAGTTGTATTTTGTAAATAACCGCCGGCAGTAGTTGTGCCTACTGACATAGCTCTTTGTTGTTTTTGATTAGCAGTAATTCCCTTACCTCTCAAAATATCAACAGGAAGCAATAAACCTTTTGCTTTTTTGCCTGTTTGTTTTTCAACTTCTTGAGAAACATCAGTTTCAAAACACTTTAGACCGCCACCATTGTTTCTATTGGCTTCCCAAGTCTTGACATAATTCATTAATGACCATTTTGAAATGTCTTTTTCTGACATGCCAATATCGTCAGCATCTTTAGAGCCTTTTTTCAAAAACAATTCTGGGTTATTATCGAATTTTTCTTGAATAGCATTCTGAAAATCTGCTAATGATTTTTTCTTAGAAACAAATTCTGCTGCCATTTCTAATTGATTAAATGTTTTACCTGCGGCAAGAATATCTTGAACGCTCTTTTCATAGGTTTCGCCAACTTTAATATCGGCTGTTTTTTGTGCATCTGCTTTTAATTTTTCTTGTGTTGCTAATTCTTCTGGTGTCATAGTCTTTACCTCTAAGTTAAAATTAATTTCTGTTTTACCGCCACTTGTTTTAGATAATTCTTTTTCAAGCTCAGGCGCTACCAACGCCATGCCTTTATTTAAACTATCTGTATTAAATTCTAATTTCTTTTCAAATCCTATGCTGTCGTCTGCCGCTATATCAACAACGGAGGATTCATGAGGCAACCATCTAGTTGCCCTAAGCACTGGAATTTCGTCAATCATTAGACCAGTATCAATGATTGTTTTTATGGTATAACCAACAGAAACCTTTCCACGGATTCTCTTTTTTATATCATTAAAAACTTTCATTGGTTCTGGGTTATCGCTAAACCTTGCAATCTCAATAATTCTCTTATTCTTTAATTCTACTGATTCTATTAATCCTAAAACGATAGAATCTTTTTTGTTATAATGATGATTTAAAAATAAATTTGAACCATTTTTTAAACGGCTAAAATCTATCTCGCCTTCTTCATGCCCTAATACTTCATAATACGGATATTTATTTCCTGCCTCGTCTTCATACTCTCTTAGATAAGGAACCTCGCTAGACAATGAAAATTCAGCTAAAAGATTAGGCTCATCAAAGACACCTCTAGTCTTGTCAGTGTCTTGTGGCAATACTGACATTGAGAATGTACGGCTTTTATCACTAGCATTATGTGATTTCAACAGGCTATCTAATTTAAATTTTATACTCATTGCTTTTTGCCTCCGCCTGGTTGTCCTACATTGTCGGCGGCCGTGCCACCTTGATTTCTAATTGATATTTTGAATTGTCTTGAAAGCTCTTCTTCATTTCCAAGCTCTGAGAAAATATCGTAAGTGTCTTGATTTAAGCTTCGATGATAATTGGTTCTTGAATTACCTGCATTTTCCCAATTAATTTTATTTGCTTGTGCTTCTTCTAGTGGTTTTAATGGTTGGAAGCTTCTACCTCTAAACTCATGCTCAGAGAATTTTTCTATCTTACTGAATGGCAAATCAACTGTTTGTTTTAGCAATGCGAATTTAATATAATCGTCATAAATAGGGTCAGCCCAATTTTCGATAAATAAGCTTTGCTCTTTCATTGCAAAATCAATTAAATCATTTCTTTGCAATCTGATTGATGTCTCGTCCATTCCTGTGTAATCATTTGCAATTAAACAATAAGGCAAATCGCTACCGCTTGAAACGCTTCTTAAAATGCCGCGCTGAAATGTTTCCCAATTTGCGGTTTTGTGGTCTGGTGAAGTAAAATTTAAATGCTCACCAGGATTTAATTTGCTAACTTCGCCAGGCTCTAAGTTTTCTAAATTTCTACCGTCTAAGTCAACGGCACCGCCAGTAAAGCCACCTGCCTGATCTTCCGTTGGGAAATCTTGCTCGATAGTTGCAACTTTGCATGATGAATATCGGTAATTAACCATTTCAGATTCATTTAAACTTGCAAGGCTAAATAAGGCTATCATGATTCCTTGAAATTTTGGAAAGCCTCTTATCTGATTAGGCTCAATTTTATTAAAATCATGAATAATTTGATCTGCTGGAATAATTATTTTTTTACCAGTTGTTTCGCTATAAGCATTTGATTTATTTGCGTCTTTTGGGTCTGTAAAATGATAATTAATTATTTTATTGTTAGAATCAAATTCGATTCCCTGAGAAATAAAATGACCGTTAGACATTAAATCAACATTGTATTTTTCGTCTAAAAACTCTGGGTCAATATATGAATAGGCTAATCCGTATTTTGTTTTTACGTGTCGGTGTATTCTTGTAAATGTTTCACCATCTCGCGCGTAACATCTTTTTATAAAATCCTGATAACTATAAAAACTATTTGCTTTGTTTAATGAAAAATTATTCTTTTTACCGAATATAAAGAAATCTTTTTCTATCTTGTCATTAGCAGGTTTATCATCTTTACCGTTTTCTTTTGCGCGATTAACTAAAGTAACGCCTTGATGCCCTATAACATATTTGACATACAATTCAATGCATCGTTTATAATAATCATTTGATTTATAAAGAGTTCTTGAACGTTTTCGCATTGCTCTTAAATCGCTTCCAATATCTTTATTTAAAGATGCAACGGCTTGTAAAAAATCTGATGTTAGCCTGTCAAATCTTGCTGAATCGAATCCTTTTTGTGCTACTTGCTTGATAATAACCTTAGGCTTTGATCTAATATAAATTGCCTTTGGTTGAGATTTAAAATAATTAAAAGGATTTATCATCGTGGGACGAACCTCACATATTTTTTAAAGGGGTCGGCTAAACCTTGAGCCATTTGATCTTTTCTTAATTCTTGAGAATATATATTTTTAAAATAATTATATGTTTTGATTAATTCGTTTAAGCTTGAGCGCTTATATGTTACACCGTCAACAGTTACCTCTGTGGTAGTAGTTTTAGATAAAGATTCAAAAACTTTATCAAGATTATCAATCATTTTTTTAGCGTGTGACCGAACATCAATACCACCAGCGGCTAAAATAATATTTGGCTCGATAGTTATTAATCCGCTTTCAACTGGCCATTTATTTATTCCATTAACAACTAAAATATTGTACGAATAATCACCCGCAATATAAGCGGATGTTTCGCTTGCTACTTTTGAAAATAAGTGATGACCATCAGAGTTATCTGTGGCTGTTACTGTATATTGAATACCGTTATTAAATATATATAAATACCCGACCCATGAATCCGCAGGCAAATAATCATCGTACTTGCGCTTAAAATTGAAATTAAGGCCAGCCGTAATTACCGATGGCACAATTGATGGAATTTCTGCAGTAATAAATAACTACCTAGAAATAGATGTTTTTCTAAGTAGTATCACTCTTTATATTTTATAATATACAGAGCTATCGCTTGATCTAGCTACAATATTAATAAATCTTTATATTATTTTAATTTAAACCATATTTTATATTTGATTTATTTATAATTAAATCTTTTTGCCAACTGTTTTGAATCTATGCTTGCATGTACGACAAATCCAGCGCTTGATATAACCATTATACATAGTCCCAACACTATAAACTTTTTGGTCGAAACAATTTCCGCATCTTACTCGCGATTCATGCGAATAAACCACGCGATCGTCAGGATCTAATTTCTTAGCAATCCCACCTTCTCCATGATCACAAATATTTTCAATCTCATCTTTTCCACCAACTGCTTCGGCGCCGGTTTCGTTCTTTGATAAGCCTTGGATTTTTTCTTTGAGTGACAGCTTGCCTTGTGTAGTCGAAAGGCTGTTCTTCTTCTGGCTCTGTTTCTTCTTCTTCATTTGTTTCTGCCTCATTAATAATATTTTCGTCATTGTCAACTACATTTTCAGTATTTTCTTGTATTGTATCTGATTTTTCTGGTTCTGTATACTCACTTTCAATCGTTTCTGGAATATTTTCTCTATTTTCGACTGAATATATCTCTTGTAAGGCCACAAAATTAGGTCTAATCATCTTCATTACTACATAACTACCAAAAAAACAGTCGAATTCTTCGTTTCTTTCGCGTATTTTTTGCCAAATTTTAACGCTTTCAAACACACCTTTAGCGTTTTTTACTCGTTTTGGTAGTAGTTTTTCGCTCAATAATTGCTTAATTTCCTCGTCCGTCATGTCGTCGCGCAAGTGTACATATCCGTTTTCACTAGCTTTTTTGGCCCGTAACCTAGCCATTATCGTCCGTTTTGCTGTGTCGGTGCCTATCAAATGCAAAGGAATTTTACCTTTATTTGACTTTGTGGGCCGTGAAACCAATGGCGCACCGTGAATACTTGATCCTTTTGTAGCAAAACATCTTTCTGAATACTTGCCTTTAACAAATGAATAGGCCTGATCCGCAAAATGTCCACCGGTATCGACACCCATTGCAGAGATCGCAATTTCGTTACCGTTTTCGTGTGTAAATGTCTTTTTACGGTAAATTTCTAATTGTTCCCAAACTATTGGATGGTCAACCTTTCTACCTTCTGGCGCGCAAAATACTTCTTTGTCTATGCGCCAACTTTGATCGTTCAAACCCCAACCCCATGTAACAACTTCTAGCCGGTTATCTTGAACATCACAAAAAGCAGTTAATAATAATACTTCTTTAGGCACAATAGCAGAAAATTTATAGCGTCTTGCCATTAATTCTTCTACTTGCGTTTCGCTTTCCTCGGATTCTTGAAAAGGTATAGCTTCCACCAGGTGCTTAAAGGCTTTCATCTTCATTCTATCTTCAGTGGCACCGAACCATTTCTGACAAATCTTGCGCCATGAAATAAAATTAACTGGTGAATAAAAAGCTGGTAAATGAAAACTTCTATGTCGTTTATTTTGTCTATTAGGATTGTGCGCTATCCACTCGGCGCCGTTTTCTTTTGCCATCATCCATGTTTTATATTTTTCATCTATTAATTTGCCACATTCTAAATTTATACATTTTAATTTTATTGAATCAGCGTCTTTCTTTTCGTAGACAAAGTTTTCCCACTTCATTACTTGCTTAAATTTGCAAAACGGGCAAGGCACATAATAATGTTCTTGACTGCCTAATAAATACTCGGGCCATATCTTAGATTTTATTGCATCAACTGGCGTGCTAACCAAAATAATCTTTGCCTTATCGCCTTTGCTTGCCGTTCTACCATCGGCAATATCTTTTCCGCTACCTTCACCATTCAAATCATCAGGGTGAATATCATATTCATCTAAGTAAACAGTACGCGCATCAATCATACGCCAGTCACCGCTTGAACCGGCGCTAACGATATAAAGAGTACCACCAGGGAATTGTTTTGCTAGTGTCGTATTAGTTCCATCACGCGAACTTGCATCGCTTACAATATTTTGCAAGCAATAACTATTTTTAATCATCTGATCAATTTTTAGGCGTGAAAATTTTAACGCAAACGAACCACTAGGCGCGCCGTAAATTATATTATCGGGGTTTTGGTGCATTGTCTGCCCGATGTCGGCAACAATAATTCCTAGAGTACCGCCTGTTTGTTGAGCTTTAACAAAAGTAATTTGCTCGCAGTCTGAATCATAACTACAAGCATTAGATATTTCTTCAATGTAAGGCGTCATTTCGTCATTATAGCGAACGCCTGCTTTTACGAATAATTCATCTTTCGCCCATTTCGAATTACGCCTAATAGGTACAACAGATACGCCATGTAAAAAACTATTTAGGCACGAGTCAATCATTTAGTGGCTCATTCCATTTTCTAAATTCTTTATTTTCTACTTCCATTTGCTTATTCAATTCCATCGCCAATTTTAACGATGCCTCGGCGCTGAATAGTTTTACTTCTAGCATTTTGATTATATTGCAAACAGTTTCAATACTTAAAGAATAATATTCTAAACTCTCACTTTTTAAATTGTATTTTTTAATAATATCCTCGTTTTGCTTTTGCTCGTCAACATAACTAGGTTTGACAGATTCTATCTCATTTTTCATATCATTCATCGCTTCCCATGTAGGCCCAACATACTCGTAGATATTCAAAAATCCTGAAACATCCATACTATAAACTCCGAATGTTTCAAAGCATTTTCCTTTTTCGTCGCAAGCTAAATACGAAACAGTATCTTTTTCAATCACGATTGTTTTTACATAAGATTCTGTTAAGCACCTTGATTTTTTATAAACACATTTTAATAAAATATCTTCTATTTCTTTGCCTGAGCTTCCTTCGATTGTCATAGTTATCACCAAAAAAAATGTTTTATAAAAAAAAATAATGCACAACCAGCAGATAATCCAATACACCAAAGTTGAACCTTATAAAACAACTTATTCATATTGGAATATACTTGAACGCTATCGTTTAAAGACTCTAAGTCTCTTTTTGTTTGCGCACTTACTTCTCCAGTAATATAATAAAAACCTTTATCGTCTTTTTTTAGTTCACTCATACAAAAAACCTCACATACAAAATTATTGATGACCACAAAAAACAACCAAAGAAAAATATAAGACTATAAGCATTTTTTGATTCTGACTTTTTAATGCCATCTATAATAAATAGAGTATTAAATAAAAGCATTATATTCATTGCTATTATAAACGCTGTTGTCATAAATCCCTCGTCATTAGTGGTGGTTTTAAATTGGTGGGCGTGACCATTTCATGTAGCTTTAAGAAAAGAGATTTTTCTACAACAGATGTATAATCTCCACGCAATAAAGTAATTATACAAATAAGCCCTTCTTGAGAAATATCTTTAATTATACACTCTTGCTTACTGTATTTGTTTCTCCATTTACTGCCGATTAAACTAGTCTTCATAAGCACCCATACAAATAAAGTTTCCGTTTAAATCAAACTCAAAGAATGTCTTACACCAATGATTTCCCTCTATTTTATTTTTTCCGTACTCACAAATAATATGTGTTGTCTCTGAATCAGAAACTTCAATAAACTCTATCCCGAGTTTTGAAAATAAATCCCTAATTTTTTGTATGTCTGATGGCTCCATTCAATTCCCTTTCGTTAAAACAGTTCCAGTCGCATTATTACAATAAGTGTGATAAGTTGGATAGTATGGATAAACTGGATAGCTCGGATAATAAGGAATATAGTTTATATTTTGATTAGATATTATAAGACTATAAGCCTTATTTAATTCAGAAGATAACCTTAATTGTTCTTTTAAGTTTTCAATTTCAATCTTTAATTTTTCTATATCGTCTTTCATATTAATTCCCTTTCGTTAAATTGTCGATGTCGGTTTGCGTGGCTTCGCGGAATTCTATAAAGAAAAGTTCTATATTTGCTATCGTAACAACGCCATGATCTCGTGAACAAACAAATACACTTTGATTTTTGTCAACTCCAACTATTTTATAAATAGTAAAAGAGTTGTCTTTTTTTATCCACGCTTTATTCAAATCCTCTAGCTTTAGGGTGCGGGGTGGTTTTATTTCGTCTGTACGAACTACTGCATCAAAATAAGCAATTGTTAAATCGTTATACTTGTCTTGTGCTTTTACCCAACTATTATTTGCATATATTTCTATAGAATTATCTATGTGGTTTTTTCTGTATATGCAATAATTAGACCTTCTTTTATAATAACAATGGTCTTGAAAATCTGAAACCTCATAATAGTTTTTTCCTGTAAAAATTCCCGTGAATTCTTCCATTTCTTTTCTTTCTTGTGAAGGGTTGTGTTTGCGGTATTCTTTTTTAAAATCTTCAAATAAAATAGTTTTTTCTAATATTCTGTGTTCTAAGTCGCGAGTATATTTTGAATGGATTAAAGTAATTTCGACAACCTTGTGATCAATATGGCTATTGTATCTTATACCTGAAATACAAAATAACTTTCCGCTTGATATCTCTTCGTAAACACAACCAATATCTATATTGCCAGTGGCTGTTACTTTAATATTTTCATCCATAGCCTTTGCCTTTCTGAATTGTTTGTATACTTTTAAAAAAAAATCAATCGAATATGTTTGTTTTGGAATCGAATATATAAAACCTTTTTTGTCGCACATATAAAAATTAATATGATTCTTTTCTAAATCAACGCTATCAATAAAGACATAAAAACCTTTTTCATTTTCAAGTTGATATATCTCGCCTATTTCTGGAATCTTTTGATAAGTTTCTTTTATTGGCGGAAAATAAATCATGCCTGGTTCAAACATTGGGTCTTCCTTTTCAAATAATCGTTTCAGCCAGTTAAACATATTCGCCTTGCCTTAAAATATTCATACATAGCTCATGAGATTTACCTTCCGCCCTAGATTTAGAAATAATCATTGTCTTTCCATCATAGTTATGAATATTATTTAGAAATTTGACTGTAAATAAAACCCACGGAGATTTATTTATTCTTTCTTGTTGTTTCCGCTTTCGGCTTTTAGTTGACATCGTATACACCTGCCTCCCAATCTTTTTGTACTTGTTTAAAATAGCCGTCAGGTAATTTAATTATCTCATTAGGAAACCATCCATAATTAGCAAATGTTTCGCTTGAGCCTTTTATATATTTTCCCTTAGCAATATGAAAAACATCTCCAGGAAATAAAGATTTTTTAAACTCGACCCAATCAACATAAAATATAAACTCTGTTTCACTTGCCATAATTAAACCACGCCTATTAGTTTTTGATCGTCAAGAACTCTCACATCTACCCACCTGTAATTCATGCCAGCATTAAAATAATCATTAAGCTCTAAAGCTAAAGTGTGATCGTCTAGTAAATTGAGATCAGCGATGGAATTGCAAAACTTTTCAAATTCTTTTCTTAAATATACTGACGCCTCGAACCCTGAAACCATATTTAATTGTGGGCCGTATACTGAATCCTTGCTCATTAGATTATCTCTAAGCGCACGGCCCAAACGAAAGTAGCGGTCTTCCATTTGTTTCTTGTCTACCAGCATCCCCTCGCGCTCGTCGTTGTCTAAAGTCTTCTTGCGCAAATCTTGGCGCATGATCTTTTCGCGTAAAATAACCTCTGGGTCTAGAATCATTTCGCCTGATTCAGGCTTATTTTCTTTTGGTTGTTTTTTAATTGGCTTCCTTGAATTTTCTGCCTTCTCTATACGCCATAAAAATATTTTAGCCAAATCATAAACAGCCGTCTGCCCTTTGCGTGGCTTCGCGGAATTCTATAAAGAAAAGTTCTATATTTGCTATCGTAACAACGCCATGATCTCGTGAACAAACAAATACACTTTGATTTTTGTCA